GCAAAAGCCCAAGATTCCCAAATTACTAATTGTTGGATAATACATAATTAAATTCATTTAAATTAGTAAAAAGAGAAGAATAGGAAAACTCGGGTACTCGGGTATCTCAGGAACAGCGGCGTACCCGAGATGGATGAAACTTTTTTCGAGAGCGCGTAAATTATATGCGCGGCGAAGATTGTTGCCGAAGGAACAGAGCGCGGCGATAATCGCGCGAAGAATGCTGTACGAGCATTTTCAAAATAGGCGAGGCAAAAAATGGCTGGTGTCAAAGGTCGCAGCGGAAGACAGCCCGGTAGCGGTCGCACTCCCGGCGTGCCGAACAAAGCTACGCGCGCGGCGCGTGAAGCCATCGCGGCGTTTGTCGACGACAACGCTCACCGATTGCAGAAGTGGCTGGACGAAGTTGCGGAAGGCAAACCGATGCTCGGCGCTGATGGCAAGCAGCTTTATGACGGCGATGGCCGTCCGATGTGGGTTGTTCCACCGAACCCAGAAAAAGCGCACAACATGTTTCAGTCCGTGATCGAGTACCACGTGCCGAAGCTGGCGCGCAGCGAGATGACTGGCGCGGACGGTGGGCCGATCAGTGTTGCGGCGATCGACATGACCGGGTTGTCAGATGCAGAGTTGGAAACGATGCAGCGGTTGTTGTCGAAAGCAGGTGGTGCATGAACATTGACCGCACGCCAATCGGCGCTGAGATTGAAGTGATCGAGGATTGGTTGCAGCGGTTTGGTGATGTGCAGGAAACGCCGTCAGGCTTGGCGGTGACGTTGACGCCGGAGTTGTTGCGCGACTACGCTGAGTGGGTGGCGGCTTGTCAGCGTGAATGTATCGCTCAGGTGTTGGAGAGCATGGACGATGGCGTTTGGGCGAACCACTGCGGCCCGGCCATAAGACGAATGCGCGGGGATCATTGATGAATGCACGCATCAGTCCTGTCGTGATGCTTGACGCGATCCGTCGTGAGAAAGAACGGCGCGCGGCGAGCGCGTCACTTTATGAGTTCGTCAGGCAAGCTTGGCCGATTGTTGAGCCGGGCGTCGAGTTCATTCCCAGCTGGCACATTGAGTTGATCTGCGAACACTTGGAAGCGATCAGCGCCGGTGAGCTGCGCAAGCTGCTCATCAACATTCCACCGCGACATTCCAAATCAACCATCGTGAGCGTTATGTTCCCGATGTGGGAGTGGCAGGTCTCACCGCAGGAAAAGTATCTGTGCGCGTCATACAGCGGCACACTCTCCATCCGCGACAACTTGAAGGCGCGGCGGCTCGTGCAGAGCCCGTGGTACCAAGAGCGTTGGGGTCAGCTGTTCGAGCTCTCAGGTGACCAGAACGCCAAGCAGCGTTTCGAAAACGACAAGACAGGCTACCGGCTCGCGACCTCTGTGGGCGGTACAGCGACTGGTGAAGGCGGCTCGCGGTTGCTGCTGGACGATCCGCACTCCGCTCAGGAAGCTCAGTCAGACGTCATTCGTCAGAGCGCGCTGGAATGGTTCGACGTTGTTTGGTCGACGCGACTCAACGATCCGAAGCGTGACGCGATGATCACCATCATGCAGCGGCTGCACGAAAAAGACATCAGCGGTCACATCCTGGAGGACATTGGCGGCTGGGAACACTTGATGATCCCGGCTGAGTGGGATGGCGTGCGACGCAAGACGGTGATGGGCTCGTACGATCCGCGCACGACAAAAGGCGAACTGATATGCCCTCAGCGCTTTGGCGAAAAAGAAATCACCGAGCTCAAGCAGCTGCTGGGCGTGTACGGAACGGCGGGTCAGCTTCAACAAGACCCGCAACCAGCCGAAGGCGGGATCCTCAAAACCAAGCACCTGCGACTGTGGCCCCACGACAAAGGGTTGCCGCAGTTCGAATACATCTTGCAAAGCTACGACTGCGCGTTCACTGAGAAGACGACAGGCGACCCGACTGCGTGCTCTGTCTACGCGGTGTTCACGCATGAAGGTGACCGCCACGTGATGTTGATTGACGCATGGGACGAACATCTGTCGTACCCTGAGCTGCGCACAAGGGCGATCAAGGACTGGCAAACCGAATACGGCGGCACAACGGTCAAGGACGGGTTGCGCGCGGCGCGCCGACCAGACCGCGTGTTGGTGGAAGCGAAAGCGTCAGGGCAGTCGCTGTTGCAGGACTTGCGGCTCGCACGTGTGCCGGCAGTCGGTTACAACCCCGGCAACGCCGACAAGGTCTCGCGTGCGCATCAGGCGGCTCCGACACTGGAGCTCGGGCATGTCTGGGTGCCTGAGAGCAGCAAGAACCCCGGCCATGCAGTGACTTGGGCATTGCCATTCATCAAGCAGCTAGAGAAGTTCCCTGTGGCCGAGCACGACGACTATGTCGACACGTTCACTCAGGCTGTCATTTACCTCAAGAACGACGGTTGGTTCGACTTGCCCAAGGCGCGCGACCCAGACGAACCACGTCAGTTCAAGCGCGAAAGGATCAACCCGTATGCAGCCTAAGAAGCCTGTGTGGGACAGAGCTCGCCCCGAAGACTTGCCTGAGCCGAAGGCGCTCAGCAAGAAGCAAAAGTCCAGCGCCAAGAGCATGGCCAAGAGCGCCGGACGGCCCTACCCGAACTTGGTCGACAACATGCGCGCGGCGCGCAAGAAGAAGTAGCCATGGCCAAGCAACCTGACAAGAGCAAGATGGCGTGCAACAAACCGCGCAGCACGCCCGACCACCCGAAGAAGAGCCACATCGTGAAGGCGTGCACGGATGGGCAGGAGAAGGTCATACGCTTCGGGCAGCAGGGCGTCAAGGGCTCACCCGAAGGCACAACACGCAATGAGTCGTTCAAGGCGCGTCACGCCAAGAACATCGCCAAAGGCAAGATGAGCGCGGCATACTGGGCCGCTAAGACAAAGTGGTGAGACCATGGATGAGATCTCTTTAGGTTCGTATGAAGACGCACCGCGCTCGCTGCGCGACTTGATGCGCAAGTATTCCAACACACCGCAACAAGGAACAGACGTGTTGGGGTTGTTGAAGCGCGTCTACGGTGAGGGCGCGTCCAACTTGGAGTCTGTCCTGCGCGGGTCAGCTGCGGCCATCCCTGGATTCGCTGGCGACATCGGACAAGGGTTCGACATTCGCGGCTTGCGGTCGTTGCCGACCACCGAACAAATCTTGAGCAAGATCCCGCGCGCCACTCGCCCGACGAAGGAAGGTGCGGGATTCGAGGAAGTGGGAACGTATTTGCCGTTGCCTATTTCACCCGGCACAGTCAAGCAAGGTGCGCAAGCTGTGCAGCGCGGCATGAAGGCTGCAGCGCCCTACGCAGCACGCAGCGCAGTGAACTTGGCTGAGAAGTATGGCGTCGCACCGACCATGAGTGTCGTGAAACCACAAGGCAACTTGAACTTGACGCCTGTGCTCAGCAAAGAGATCTTGCGCGGACCAGATGTGCAGCCTGTTGAATCGTTCCTGTCGCAAGCCAAAAGCACGCCCGGCGTCACCAAAGATGCATTCACAGAACTTGCCAGTGTGTACGACGACCTTGTTCCTGGAACCAAGATCAGCAAAACTGATTTCGAAGCTCGCATACCGCCTTCGCGTTACAACACGGTAGACTTGCACGGCACTACCGCTCGCGACCCTGTTGAAGAAGCCATGGAACAAGCTTACGACATGGTGAACGAAGATGGCTCGGCTGTTTTTGAAATGGTGTTGGACCGTTTGAATATCCGACGTATACCAGAAGGACAGTACAGGAACTACATGGACGCGCTGCAAGCGTATCACCTTGGCGACATAAGCCCGGAAAACATACCGGCCCCACTTCGCCTAGCGTTAGAGCGCGACGGCATGATTGAAAACCCACAATTGTACCACAATTTGGTTTCAGAAGAATTTGATGCAGCTGTACGCGCGACCGCAGAAGATATTGCAGAATACGCAGACGATGCGACGCTGTCTGGTTATCGGAATGAAGATGTTCAGCGCCTACTGCCGCAAAACACGCGCAAGGCGTTGGACGAAGATAATTATGTCGAGTTCGGTGTGACGCACCCAGACCGCGCTGGTGTTTCATACCATCATTATTCTGGTTACGACAACAGCCAAGACGGTCTGATTGGGCACGTTCGCGGCACACGGATCCCAGCAATGAAAAAAGACGCTGTTGCTTATGGGCCGGGAATCGGCAAAGACCGCGAGGTGATCCAGCTCAAGCCCAACAGCTTCATTGTGGAAGAAATTCAATCTGACGCTCAGAAGGCGGCGTTCAGCGCTGAACAAAAAGGTGCATTGCGACAAGTGCACGGCACGCTGTTCAAGGCCGCGATTCAAAACGCGCTACACAACGGCGCTAACACAGTTTATTACCCCACAGCGAACACGATAGCTTCTGTACGCGGCGGCAATCCCAAGCCTTACGCTGCCATATACGACCAACAAATCATACGCGAAGGTCTCAAGCCGCTAAGCAAAATCCCCGGCGTCGAAATCAAACCAATCGAAACCATGGTGCGAATCGGTGATCGGCCACCTGAATCGGTGATCGCGTACTATGAAATCAACTTCACGCCTGAAGCTAAAAAATACATCATGAGCGGCCCCGGCCAAAGCG